ATGACAGAAAAGAACACATTAAAGATGAACCTCGACCATGAGCGCAAGATAGTGGAGCTTCAGTCGAGAGTGAACAAGTTGGAGAACCTTTGCTATATGACAAAGGAAGTGTTGAACCTTGAAGAGGCTTCCGCCTTTCTCGGCATTGCCAAGAGCACGCTCTACAAGATGACGCATCTTAACCAGTTGCCGTACTTCAAGCCTGCTGGCAAGCTCATCTTCTTTGAGAAGAAAGCCTTGCTTGACTGGGTGCGAGGAGCAAGAGCCATGTCGGAGGATGAGATAAGACTGGAGGCTGCAAACCGTCTGAATGAAATGAACAATAGACCATAGCATTATGACGAAAGATGAACTTGTAAACAGTCTGCAAAAACGTGACCCTCTGTTGGCTAATGCGGTCAGCAATATGGTAGACTACATTTCCGACCGCTTCCCTGCTGCTTACCCAAGCAAGGAACAGACGGAAGCAGTCAATAACTATCTTTACTCGGTCTATGCTGACGGTGACGGAACCATGTCGGAAAGAAACTGTGAGCATCGAAGAATAGCATCACAGAAAATTACCATCAATGCCATACAAGTGCTTGACAGTCCTCAACTTGACCGACTGCAACGTGTGCTTGACCATATCGCATACGACAAGGAGTATTATATGCCAGAGAGAGGCTTCGGCATGAGGCGATAGTTTCTCTTTTGACGGCAGGGAGTTTTCCATATAACAGAATGAACAGATTTACACAACAAAAATAAAACAACGATGAACAGTAATATTTTCAACAGCATTATCTTGAGTAATGAACAAGTGAACTATCTGATGGGTGGCACGGCTGGCATCAATCGCCTTTCATGCCTTTATCAACTCATTCAGATTGTGACACGACAGATTGAAACCTCAAATGAGGTTGGGGAGTCCACAACAGAATTGTTGGAAGTGAACATGTCAGAGGTGGCTCTATCCAAACTATGGAAATGTGACCGAAAAACCGTCTCCAAGATGCTTGACCACATGAACAAATTGGGCATCCTTTCTTCTGTACAGACAAGACGAGGAAGTGTTCACACATTGCTATGCATTTCTGCATGGATTGTTGACGACAAGAAATATGTCAATCCTCACTATGTTCCCATCAACCAAAGAGACTGTTCCGGCAAGTCTAATACTATGACTTCCACAACCGCATTCCCCAACAAGGAGGATCCGCCCATCAAAAATGGCGGTACTTCTCCAACACAACTTGCCAACAGTTCCTTTTCTTCCCTAACTTCAGGAAATGGCGATAATGGCGAGGAGGAAGATGTTCCACCGCCAAGCGTCTCTGACATGGAACTGGAGGCAGAAGCCAGAAGGCAATTCTTCAAAGAACAGATGGAAGCGGAGGATGCCCCACAATTGCTGTTGCTTGGGTAATTTGAGAACCGTAATACAACAAGTCTGTGAACATGTGCAACCACAGTGCGTATCGTGCTTGTGCGTAAACTCTGATAGCAGTGCTATGCAAGAAATACCAATGTCATACAAACGTACTTCGTTTGTCCGTATGTCAATGGACTTCTTGAACGCTCGCAAGCTCGCATTGGGTTGCACACTTTTATAGAAGCAATACTTGGTATGAATAAGAAAAATATAGAAAAGGAGGCACCGAAATACACGAGCCGCCTGATAGTAAGGCTGACACCGCAACTCCATAAGGAGATAGCGGAATATGCTGCTCTTTGCGGACTGACCACAAGCGCATACGCACGCAAGCGGTTGGAGGGCAAATTATGGGGCACAGAACGAAACGTATATTGAGGATTGAATGAAAAAGATATTAAACCTATTGATATACAAATGGTTGTGCGGAATATGGATGGATGGCTCTGCAAAACGAAACGTTTACGCGGGTTTAATTTGCAGCTACATTTAGATGCTTTTCGGGTATACAGATTTGCAGATAAGTTTAATTGGGTTTACATAGGGCTTACATGATTGATTAGGGTGGGGGAGTGCATGGCAGCTGCGGCTGCTTTTTTTGTACCCGATTATTTGATATAATGCTGCTTAAATTATTCTATATAATAGTTATTTGGTATATTTGCGACAAAATATTATTAGTTATGGGAAAGGTAATACATGTGCATTTGACGTACGGAATAGAAGGAACAAAGCGGAAAGATTGGTATTTCAGCAGCATTTCGGCGGTTTATACCGTTTTTACAGCTGAACAGGTGGGTGCAACGAAGAATTATTTGCTGCATGCAGGATTATCTGGTAACGGGACTGTATGCACCAAAAAGGCTATAATAAAGCAATCTACGCTCATTTCTTGCGGGCGTAGTGGAAATGTATCAGACGAATAATAAGCGGCTAAAAAGGCAATAAAAACGGCTTTAGAATGATCCGGTGTGGGGAGGTGGTTATACCTCCCCTTTTTTGTGCTTGAAATCGGTCTTTTTTGACGCTGGATATTCAGGTGGATATTCAAAGTGGATATTCACTTTTATAGAACTGGATATTCAAAATAGGGTTTTGGCGGTGTGCGATACAGACATGCTAAAATACCACAATTTTAAAAATACCCCTTGTTTTTTATTTGATAGCCCCCCCCTAAAAACCTATCATTTTTCACGTTTTACTTTTTAAATTCCCCAATATCAGTGCCTTTATGCCCTTATATAATGGTAGGGGAGGGGGATTGCTTGGGAGGGGGACATCATGGGGGATGATAGGGGGTACGCTTCGTTTTCCATCACCGGTGTATGGTAACAGTAAATCCGCCTACCCGACATTTGCAGTACCGGAAATGGACGCATCCGATACATGTTTTTCCTTTTCGATTGTCATTTGCCGGATTCGTTCCTCTAAGCGTCCGATTTCTCTATCTTGTTCCCTGATGATTTCTTCTTTTTCTCTAATTAAGGCAAGGAGAGAGGAGAGTTCGGTTGTTTGTGTTGTTGTAGATGATGTATTATAGTAAATATCACCTTTCCCAGTAAGTAACCAGGTAGGGTTTATATCATTATGTATTTCGATAATTTTCGACACCCATAAACTTGATATATCTGTTCCTTTGCTAATGCATCTTGAAATTACTCCATTCGAGCACCCAATAGCTTGTTCAAGTGCCCTTGTACTGATACCTTTTTCTTTAATTAGGATTGCAATCCTGTCGGAAATATTCGTCATAAGTCGTAAATTATCTACATAAAACTTTTTAGTGTCGAAAATATTCTATATATTTGCAGCGTGTTCAAAAAGGAACACCGCGCCAAATATACGAAAAAGGCATGTGATTAGCGAATTTTAAGGATTAAAGAAAATGAACGAAGAAATAAAAGAATGGCAGACACAGAGCGTGAAGCACAAGGTGGCTTACGTGTTGATGATGGACGGTATCAGTTTCAGATACACCGAAGAGACCGGGATTGTGTTTTCCGCACCAGATTTTTATGTGAAGAACCTTATCCGCCGCCTGATGAGTTGTTACGGTGTGAGTTTGAAACCGATTATAAACGAATTTAAATAAGTGAGATTATGGAAAACAAGAAAATGAGTTGCTGGGATTTTGTATTCAGTTCTGTAAAGACCCATATAGATGAACTGGTAAGACAGGCTGACAAGTACACCAAAGACATGAATGAGGATTTTGAACATTTCTTCTGCTGGTATGCCGAGGATATGTACAAGACGCAACGTGAACTTTCCTGTTACCGTGCCTTGAAGGTGGTTTTATCTGCCGGTAGCCATGATGATGTAAAGTTATACATGGAAAGCAAGATAAACAGTCTGACTGACAGTCTTCTTACCGGAAGCATTCGGAGGAACAGCACCAGTGCGGCTTCAAATCTGGCGCATACGTTGGAACTGGAAGTGAACCAGAAGATACGCGAGAAATTCACTATACTTCTTGGGATTATTGAAAAGGGTGAAAAGGTTGAGGGACAACAGTAAACCCAGAGTGACAACCCGGAAGGCGTTAAGAGACGGGTGACGGTGTGGAAAGACACACGGGAGTGCATGGTTCTTGTGCCGGGGTTCGATTCCCCGGACTCCCTCCCAATATTAATCATTAAAACAAGTGAGATATGAACAAGAGGTACATTCACATTACGAAAGCCGACCGCGACTTTATCGCAAAGGCGCTCAACGTGACAGAGAAGACTGTTTATAACGCTATCCGGTTTGATGACCGTCGTGGTAACTCCGAACTTTCTGCAAAGATCCGTAAGTTGGCCATGGATCGTGGCGGTATTGTGATGGTTGTTATTCCGGAAATAGAAACTTTCCATGATTATGACAATGTGATGCGTCAGTACTGTCCGAACGGTGCCTTGATAGAGCTTGACCGTAATGATGGTAGCGGTCAGGTAATATTCAAGGGAGAAACGGTGAAGACTTACGAGCATGTGATGGTTGCCGATATTAACCAAATCCAAGCGTTTGCATCGGCATTGAGATAGGAGGCGGCTATGTTGGTGTATTACGGTAACATACAGTGTATTTCTGCACGTGAGCTCATAGATGGCGGCTATATCACCGAATCCTGTTATAGGAACTGGGTGAACCGTGGCCGTATCAAGGTGGTGCGCCGTGGTGGAGGTGCTGCTGGAAATTGCGCGTTGGTCGCCCTCAATAGCCTGCCTACCGAGTGTCTGGAACGGGTGAAGGAAGACAACCCCGGTGGAACAGAGCAGGCACTTCGCCACTGGATACTATCAAACTATGTGCTGGATCAGGCTGCAGTAGCCTATTTTTTGGAATGGTCTGCCCATTCTTCCAGCAACAGAGCTACAGACGAACTTGCCCGGAAATATGCGGTGAATGCTTCCGTGTTGAATACTTGTATCAAGCTTTATAACAGAAGCAATGACTACCGCAAACTGATGGGTGAAAAATACAACTGGGACATGATGGCCACCACCATCGAGACCCTGCGCGAAGACTTTGGTCATGACCTTCCTGCCAGTACCCTGCGCTTCCGAAAGAAAGTGAACGAATACAAGCAGTACGGTTACGAATGTCTGATAACCGGTAAGTTCGGCAACCAGAACAAACGGAAGGTGACTCACATGGACGAACGCCTGGTGATGAGTTTGAAAGTACTTCCCAACCAACCATACGGTAGCGATGTGCATGAAATGTATCTGTCGTTTGTATGCGGAGAACTGGAAGTTTGGGATCTGGAAACAGGAGAGATATTCAATCCGGAAGACTTTACGGACAAGAACGGGGAGCCGAAAGAACTGAGCGAAAGCACTATCCGGAACATTCTGAACAACCCGGCAAGCCAGCTGCTGATAGAAAAAGCCTTGCGTGGACGTATGGAGTTCTATCACGAGCAAATGCCGCACATGCACCGTCATGGCGGGGAGTTCTCTTTGTCACAAATAACGATGGATGACGTGGATTTGCCGCGCCGAATGAAAGGCGGCGAGTATGTGCATGCCTATTATGCCTATGATGCGGTGAGCCAGTGCCGTATCGGGCTGGCCTACGGACGGGATAAGGATGATGCTTTGGTAGTGGACTGTTTCCGTGATATGTTCCGGCTCATCGAACGCAACGGATGGGGTATTCCAGCCGGTATTGAGGTGGAGCAGCACTTGATGAGCAAGTATAAAGAAGGATTCCTGAAGGCAGGTGAGGTATTCAAGTTTGTGCATTTCTGTGCTCCGCAGAACTCACAGGAAAAATATGCTGAAGCTCTGAACGGTGCGTTCAAGACAACCATAGCACATAAGAACCATGAAGCCATTGGCCGCTGGCATAACAAAGGTGCACGGCGGGTGGACCAGAAGAAAGTGAGCGACAGCAGTAACCACACTTGGGAAGACCGAAAGTATTATACGTTTGAAGAGCTTGTGGCGGATGACCGTCGCGATTGTGAAGAATGGAACAATACGCTTCACCCCAACCAAAAGAAATATCCCGGAATGACCCGTTGGGATGTGCTTGTAGCCAAAATCAATCCGACCCTTCGACCGCTTGATAAATTGACTTTGAGCAGATATATCGGGGAAAAGGTAGATACCAGTATTCGTAGAAATTCCACAGTACGTGTAGCAAATGCAGACTGGTGGCTGAGCGGTCCGGAAGTGCTGGAGCAGTTGGAACCAAACAACCGCAGGGTGACGGCCTACTACCTGCCGGATGAAGAGGGTAAGCCTACGGATGTCTTCCTGTTCCAGAACGACCGCTACCTTGACAAGGTTCGTCCGGTAGTGACTTACAACCGGGTGATGGCAGAACAGACCGAAGAAGACCGGGCAGCCTATACAGAGCAAAACAAAGTTCTGAGCCATTTCAGCAAATACCTCAATGACCACGCCATCGGCAAGGTGGGAACCGGTACACCGGATCAGCCAACGGATGACCCGGAAGAGGAACTGGAACTTCCCCCGGTGGAACTATCCAATGATTTGCCAGCCGAATTGTCGGCAGATCCGGAATCAGATTATGAATGGCACTCCGGAATAAGCGAGGCAATGAGGGCCATCAGTGACATGTAAGAACAGAATTAGAACAACATTAAAACAGCGTTAGAATTATGATTACAGAAGCGCAAAAACAGAAGATTTTAGCAGCGATAGCCGCCAACCGTGCGAACTATCCCAGTGATGCCAAGCATGCTGCCTCTTTGGCCATCAGTACGTCTGTGTACAGTACAATCAAGAACGGACAGACAGACAAAGCCCTGAGCGATGCCAACTGGATAAGCATTGCCCGCAAATTAGGGGTGAACCTCCGTGGTGAAATGGAATGGAAAGCAGCCAAGACCCCGACCTTTGAATATATAACAGCCCAGCTGGAGTTCTCACAGCAGTCCAGCCTGTCGGGCATCCTGTGCGACATGCCCAATATCGGCAAGACTTTCACGGCACGTTATTATGTGCAGAGCCACAAGAATGCCGTGTATATCGACTGCTCGCAGGTAAAGACCAAATTGAAGCTGGTACGCAAGATTGCCGCGGAGTTTGGTGTGGACAGCAAGGGAAAGTATTCAGACGTGTATGAAGACCTGGTATATTATCTCCGTTCGATGGAAACCCCGCTTATCATCCTCGATGAAGCAGGCGACCTGCAGTATGAAGCTTTCCTTGAACTGAAGGCTCTATGGAATGCCACTGAACGCTGCTGCGCCTGGTACATGATGGGGGCAGACGGATTGAAAGAGAAAATCAACCGCTCCATAGAATGTAAGAAGGTGGGCTATACCGAAATGTTGAGCCGTTATGGTGACCGGTACAGCAAGGTGACACCAGATGATGGCAAGGAGCGCGAACAGTTCTTGAATAACCAGGCACGTATTGTGGCCAAGGTAAATGCCCCAGCAGGTGCTGATATAGCCCAGATTGTACGGAAGACACGCGGTGGTTTGAGAAGAGTCTATACTGAGATTGAAAAACTTAAAATGAATGAATTATGAATAGATGCAACAAAAACAATAAATCCCCTCGTGTGAAGACTGAAACAAATCAGTTACTGAACGAATTGCTTGCGCTACGAGAAAGGCTTGATGTGCTGATTTGCATGTGTGACGCAGAATTAAATCAGCGCCAAAGCATTCAGCCCTCCCGCCCTCTCCAAAGACCTTGTATGGAATGTATCGATGTCGAGTCACTTCCCATTCGTGAGTTGACAGTGGAGGAGGAGCACATGCTTGTAGGAGCGGATTTAGAAAGACGGTTTCAAAACGATGAAACCCATCATCCGTTCGCGTTGGAACATTGCTAAATAATGAAACTCTTATGTGTATTGAATCATTCATGATGCAAAAATATAAAAAAATATGAAGCGTGCGTACAGTCCGAAGGAAATAGCCGCCAAGAAATGGGTTACTCTGCCGTGGAATGAGAAATGGAGCAAACCTTTCGGGTTCCCGGCAGAGAACGCTTCGTGGTTCATCAGTGGTGCCAGTGCCAGCGGGAAGAGCAGCTTTGTGATGCAACTTGGAAAGGAACTGTGCAACTATGGGACGGTGCTGTACATGAGTTACGAAGAGAAAATCAACCAAAGCTTCCAACGGCGTATGGGTTATCTGAAGATGAATGAGGTGCAGGGTAAATTTCGCGTGGTGACAGAAGGCAGTCTGGAGGAAGTGATTGCCAGACTGAAAAAACCGAAAAGCCCGAAGTTTATCATCATCGATTCCTTTCAGGTGGCCGGATGGGATTATCCGCAGGCTGTGGAACTGATGGAAACCTTTCCGAAGAAATGTTTCATCTGGATCAGCCAGGAAAAGAAAAGCCAGCCGATGGGTGGCGGTGCAGTAAGATTGAAATATATCTGTGATATGAAGATTCGGGTGGTCGGTTATAAAGCTTATTGTCAAGGACGCGCCATTGGAGACCCGGGAAGCTATTATGTGGTATGGGAAGACGGAATCATTCAAACAAGTAATAATTTACCAAAGTGATTATGGATAATAACGAAAAGGCTTTTGAAAGCTACACCGGAACGGAAGAGTTCCAGATCCTGCTGGACGGAAATTCCAGCCGGGCAGTATTGGATGACTGGCTGGAGCGAAACATTCAAAGTGACCTGAAAGTGAGAAGAGCGAAAACGCCCGGTCATGTTGTAATAGAAACGGGTGATGTCTTGTTTGCACGTAATGTGCTGATATGGAATCCAAGTTGTAAAGTCAACATCAAAAAGAAGTGATATGGAAAAAGACAAAGTTTACATCAGTGGTGCAATAGCCCACTACAATATCGATGAGCGCAAAGGTGCGTTCCTCGATGCTGAAAACAGATTGCGTGCTATGGGGTTCGTTCCGGTGAATCCATTCAAAAACGGACTGCCGGATGAAGCGCACTGGAGAGAGCACATGCGGGCGGACATCCGTCTGTTACTGGATTGTAATTTTATCTATATGCTACAAGGATGGGAATTGAGTAAAGGAGCTAAGCTGGAGCTTGATGTGGCCAGTTCGTGTGGCATTAAAGTATTGTTTGAATAACCTTTTAATAGTGAATATATGGAAGAAAAACAGAAAGTTCAGGTCGTATTTGAATTTGACCGTTCCGAGTATGACGCGTATCTCTTTTTGATGAATCAGAAGAAG